AAGGCATCGGGCCAGAAGCCTTGCCCTATTGCAAAGCCGCACAAGAGGCCCTAGAACAAGCCGCATTGCGTTATCAAAGCACTATGCGGATGGGACTATCAGGAACGGGAATAAATGCTTTGCGCGAGGTTTTCGGTTACCACGATTTGCAAAGGCGAAGCATCCCCCGCAGCCAGTACGAAAAAATGATTATCAAAACCCGTCAACGCATCCAGAGCAAATCCAAAGAAGTGGTCGTTTTATGAACCACAATAAAAGATACATCAATATCTATTTAACAAAAACAGAATATGAGATTTGCCAGTTTATTGGCCAAATGCGCCACAAAATAACAGCACAAAATGTTTCTGAAGGCAGACAAGACATTAGCAAAGACCCTGTTCAAATGTGTGTTGATGGAGTTATTACTGAATATGCTGTGGCCAAAACACTTAATCTAAACTTTGATTTCAATTGTAATTTTAGAAAGTTCGGCGCCGATTTAACCTTGAGTGATGGCAGGCCACTGGAGGTTAAAAGCACAACAACCGTAGGCGGTAATCTCAATGCTGTGCGAGGTTCTGTCGCCAAGCCAGCCGCAATTTTTGTCTTAACAGAAATTCACGCATCTCATATTCGGCTTGTCGGATGGATTGGGCGAGCAAGGCTTCTTCATCCTGATAACCTAAGAAATGTTGGTCGGGGTGAATTTTACTCTGTTGCTCAATCTGAACTTTATCCATTTGATGAAAAATATTACAAAGAAACACTATGAACAAGTTGCATCACTTGGGTGCATTTTGTGCCGATATCTTGCCTTTGGACAAACGCCTTGTGAAATTCACCACATCCGCAGATTTGGCGGTAAACGAGACAACGCCCCTGTTATTGGTTTATGCCCAGAGCATCACCGAGGTAACAAAGGCGTTCATGGGCTTGGCCACAAAGGATTTGAAAAACACTACGGCATCAGCGAACACGAATTGCTAGACCTGACCACCGCGGCACTTACGCGAATAGCCTAGTTCCTTGTTTGTCAATAATTAACGCTTGTTTGCGTGGCGTTCCACCCGATTGATTGGTAATGCTTACGTGCGTCCAGCGGTCGAATTCCCGAATTACTTGGTCGTAAGGTAGGTCAGACGCGATGATAGCCCTGACAACTTGGTCTGGGGTCATGCCTGGCACTCGAATATCAGCCGCACAACCAATCCGGTGCTGTGATGTGTCTTTGCTGCCTACCGCGTCATTTACCGCTTTAGACCTGAACGCACTGTTAACCATAATTGGTTTACCACCAAGAACGGTTTTGACTGCCTCAAGGAATTCAGCCAATCTTTGAATGTTTGCAAGTTCAGTTTCATTTGGGGTGTTATCCAAGGTTCTGTGGTCGGTGTGTGTAAGTTCTTCTAGCGTGAAGTGTTCTGTCATTTTTTAACCTTCATGTCTGCCAGTTTTTCAACTGTACGGCCACCAAAGTAAGCCAAGAAAATAATCTGACCCCACTGGCCAAGCAATTGAACATAGGATTCTTGCGCGTTATGTCCAAAGGCAGACATCATGGTGAACACAAAATAGGCCACAAAGATGGCTATAAGGGCCATAGGGCGAATATTTTTAGACAGCCAAGAGTCAGACCCCATGTCTGCTGTCCAGCGGTCTGTAACGGCTGTTTGCTCTATTTCAAATAACTTCGTGTCATTGGCCATTTTTGCCAACTCGCCATCTTGCGCCATCTTTGACAGTTCAAGTTGCGCCTTGGCTTTGGCTTCTGGGTCCGGTATTAACTTGTCTATAAGTTTTCCACCAACCGATAAAAGTGCATCAAGTCCAATCATTGTTTTGCCCTCGCTAGCATCGTACTTGCAATTTGTAACATACCCATTGCTTTGTGTAAATCCTTTGGCTCTTTTTCCCAACCAACGGTGATTTGCCCAACAAAGCGCCCTTGCTCTGGCGGCACACTAACTCGGCATCCAAAGGTTACGCCTTTTTCAATGTACCAAAGCCCAATTTCACTTTGAGCCACATTGTATTCACTGCAAGGTATCTCATTGGCCATCAATGCAACCACATCACGGTTGTTGGCTGAACTCTGAGTAAACAACCCTACGTCTAAACCTTCATGGGTTCTGTCTCTGCCTTCACGGGTATATGCTCGAAACAGCACCCTTGTGCCAAATAAAGGGTTGACTTTGAAAATGGCAACAATTGCTGCATCCGAATTCTTAAACAGATGGGCCGCGACATCCTCGGCTCGGTCTTCAACGATTGTTGGCAGTTTCTTATTCTCTTTATACGCCTCAAACAAAAAAGCCTGGTTCTGCCAAACAAAGTAACCAGCAAAGGTAAATACGGCCATGAGCAATATGGCAAACAATTTAAACGGGCTATCCACATAGGATAAAACTTTGCTCAATATATCGTTTGTTTTATCCTCACTCATTTTTTCCCCGTGTAAGTCATTATGTTCCACAGAAATAAAAAGAAAATTAACACAACAATAATGCCACTGGTTGCAAACCACAAATCATTGTGAAATTTCATCTTTGCTTTTCGCAAATCTTCTTCTTCTTTTAATCTTTCTTTTTGTAACTTAATCCGCAAATCCATCATCTGCTTGTACACATCCATGCCGTAGCGCATCTTTATCATGCTCTGCAATTGCATATCCTGTTTTCGCATTGTCTCGCGAGCAACAGCAATTTGCATTGCTTCTTCTTCAACCGACATCCCACTTTGGGATTTGCCAAATAACTTAGGCTTTTTCTTTTGATTTGCGCCAACGTAAAAGTTAGCAGCGGCTGTGTACCATTTGCCTAATTGACCAACAACATCCTCAATTTCCCGCCCTGCTGATACCAATGCCTTAACGCCTTTAAAGGCAGCATTGGCCATTGCAAAAGCGGTAAGCGGGTCAATTTTTAACTCCCAGACATTATTTCAAATGCATCACAGAGGAATAAACCACGCCAGCCATAGCCACAAGCATAGTGCCACAGGCTTTAATTAGGATGCTTTCTAACCGTTTTAAACGGGCATTAATTTGCTCATAACGAAGGGCGCATACTTCTTCATGCGTACTAAGTCTGGCATCAGTTGTTGATATTTCAGGCATTTTTCATTGCTTCACGGTTAGATAAAAGAAGGGGATTTTCTGGTGAGAATTTTAAGGCTTCTTCGTTAAGTTGTCTTGCTTCTTCAATTTTTCCAAGATGCCAAGCGGCAATGGATGCGTACATATAGGGTTTTTCCTCCCATGCACTTGGGTCCATTGTGTAAACCAAGGCTTTATCTTTAATTGACAAAGCCTTTTTAGCCGTGTAATAACTCAAATCCCAATCCATTTGCATATAGGCAAACACCGACAAATCCACCCACGGCTCACGGCTGGTTGGACATTCAATTGTTGCCATTTGATACCACTTAAAAGCATCGTGATTGTTTTTCAGGTTCTCATAGGATTTACCTAAAAGTCGCATTGCATAACTTCTTTCGGTATTCCAAACGGCTTCGGGCATTGCAAGGTACTTATGAAGCGCCACAATCGCTTCTTCCCAACGTGAATAGAAGGTTAACTCCCTAGCAAAATAAAACGCATTGCGAGGGCAGAAAGGGTCTTCCTTGACCGCCAGTTCAAGTAGCGGCATATATTGACCACGGGATTTGGTGTTGTCTGGCAGATGCCTAACTAACAACATATCTGTATGTGCATAGATTTCTTGGATGCGACCATCTGGTCGGGGATACTCATGGACTGCATGATGGAATCTGTAACCATGACGGGAGAATATCTTTTCATAATAAAAAGAAATGCCACAACCCCAATCAAATTTGTAGCGAAGTCTGGTTGTTCCATCAATCCAAACGCGCTCAATTTCTTTACGCCAGTTTGGTTCTAGTACTTCATCTAAATCAAGGCTGATAACAATATCAATATCTCTTGGAAGCAATGCAATGGCGGCATTTCTTGCTAAATCAAACCGCCAAGGGCTGATGCAAATGTCGTAGACAAGTGCGCCACAATTCATTGCTTGTTGGATAGTGTCATCAGATGAGCCTGTATCCGCAATTAAGATTAAATCTGCATCTTTTGCCGAATCACAAAATCGCTTTACAAATTGTGATTCATTTTTACTAATTGCAGAAACTGCTATCTTGAGTTTTCTTGTCATATCTTATCCAATCAAAATACTTGTGTGGCTCCGTAGTATATGGCTGTCACTGGTGTGCTGCCATAGTAAATTTGAGTGACGTTAATTGCGCCATAGTAAATGCTAGATGTTGGAACTATTCCACTTTGAAAATACCAACCCAACGAACCACTATTTGTTGAGTTAGCCCCTGCGTACCACTCATCTACAAGGTCGTATGCCCTGACGTTGTTGATTGCCAGATAGTCTACGTTGGCTGCTTGACCTCCACCGCTGAAAATCAAAGTAGCGGGAGATGCTGCGGATGTGCCGCTGACGGTCAGAACCCGTCCTGCTTCTCCTGTTGCTGTCCAAGGGTTTGTTAAGGTCTGGGTTGTAGCGCCAAAGTTAATGGTCGTTGCGCCTGTAGCACTGTAGGTGTTCGTAATGTTTTTAAAGGTGTTGTTGCCGGTGATGGTCAACGTACCTGCACCGCCTTGGTTGAGGGTGATGCCGGAGTAGGAATTGCCACCACCTGCGAATGTTTTGGCTGATGCATTGGTCAGGCTGATTGTGCCTGTGCCTGTAACGGTAAGGTTTGTAGAGGTAGCAGCGTTCCAAACTGTACCAGAATTTGCAAGAGTCCAAGTGCCAGAACCTATTGCAACAGTTCTTGTTAATGCTGTGTTAGCGTTAACACCCCCGGCACTTAGCGTAAAATTGTACGTGTTTGCGTCAAAAGTTCCTGTGTTAACAGTTAAGGCATTGATAGACGTAAAAGAGCAGACAAAACTGTCTTGCAACGTCACAGAGCCGCCGGGTGTGCTGATTGTGAATGGTTGCGTAAAAGTCCTACCAGCACTGGTAATTGTTTGACTTCCACGCCCTGCAAACGTCATCACACCCGAACCCGTCAGCGTAGTGCCTGTGCCGACGTTTG